AGATTGTCCTGCTGCATATTCTAATCTTTGTAAATTTTCTACTTCAATTCCTGTTCTTAAACTTGCTTTATCAAATTTATCAGCATATTCAGCACTATTATTTGCAACTCCTAGTATTGCAGTTCCTGCAACAGTTGCTGCAGTTGCAATTGCTGCTCCCCATTTAGCTGCAGCTTTAATCCCGTTTCCTAATGTTTGACCTATTGATTTACCTTTTTTATCTGTTTTTTCCATTTTTGCATCTGCATCAGTTGTATCAACAAAAATGCTCCCAAATAATTTAAATATTTCCATCTTTATCACCTGCCTTTTGTTGATTTTTTTCATACATTTGCATTATTTTCATTCCATCTTCTATTATTTCTTCATCTGTCATTAAATTATTATTCTGTTTTGTTTTTGCATTTTCTTTAACTTTGTTTTTATATGTTTCAAATGACATATTCTCTGCTAATCCCGCTTCCATAAGAGGATATAAAGTAAGCCATCTTTCATATAATTCTCTTTCATAAGCGAACTGCAAAAAATCCACTAATTTACTTAGTGGATAATCTTTAATATTAGCCATACCATAGTATTTGTTGAGTAAATATATCATTTCCTCTACTTTGATATGACTTGATTCTTTAAAAAACTTGTTAGCCCCTTATCATTTATGGCCTCTTTAATAAATTCAACTACATCTATTTTTTGAGCTTCTTCTTCAGAAATATCTTTATAAACTGAAATAAATTTTATTAATTCATCCCTTACTTCATATAGCTTTGTTCCTAATTTTAGAACTACTTGTACTCCAATTTCCTTTTGTAAAGATTCAGCAATTTCTTTAGCTTCTTCTTCACTTTTTCCTTTGCTTTTTTCTTTTACAGATTTACTATATTCAAACATTTCTTTTATAAAATCTTTGTCTATTTGTATTTTATCTGTAATTTTACTAATTAAACATATTGCATCAATTGTTAATTTCATTATCCTTCCTCCACATCAAAGTTTATTTTATCAACATTCTCAATTGAATATGGTTTTGAATCTTCATCATATCTATGATGTGCATTATAAACTAACTCAATTTCTCCTTCAGCTTTTTGAACTGCTGAGAAATCCAAGCCATTTTCATCAAGAGCATTAAATATAGTTACTTTAATGAATTTTCCATCTATTTTTTGTGCAAACATTGTAATATTTTTAATATATTCATCTTCATCTATTAATCCAATGTTTCCACCTTCAATTTTTGTTATTTTATGTGTATTTTCATCTGTTGTTATTGTAGCTCCTGGTAATTTATCTGCTAATGTTTCTAGACTTGTATTTAGTGTTTTAGCTGTTAAAGTTGCATTTTCTTCATCTATTGTTTTTAATCCTTTTGTTCTTCCTTTTTTACCATCAAACTCTATATCTCTATAAGTTCTTTCAACTTTAAAATTTGTACCACCTCTTAAAGGTGCTATTATTAGTTGATTTTCTTCTCCATAATTTTTTATTAATATACCATGATCTATTTGAATGTTTTCTACTTGCTCTTTGGTCAATTTTGTTTCCATTTTAATTTTTCTCCCTTCATTCAAAATTAAATAAATGTATTTCAAACGATAATATTCTTTTCTTTATCGTTCTATCTTCTTCTTTATCTGTTAAACAATTGCTAAACCATATTACATACGCATAATTTTCTTTTACTGCTCGTTTTTGATGTAAAAGCTTTTTTAAATCATCACAAATTGTTTCAATTTCTGTAGTATCTTCTTCTTTATCATATACACTTATATCTAAAGAATATTGTGTTAAAACTTCATTTCCTAGCTCTTTAATATCTACAACAGCATAAGGAAATTGTGCTTTATTGAATGATGTAAAGAAATAATTAGATACAACTGATTTTATTTCTTTATATAATTCTTCTCTAATAAAATTTCTAGGTGTTTTTATATTACTCATTTCCAATCTCCTCATTTTCATTTATTAATCCTAATGCTTTATTTTCGTCTTCAATGGATTTGATATAAGTACCTTGTATTCTTCGTATATCATCTATATTATTAAGAACTGCATTTTTTAACATATTTTCTTGTTGTACCTTTGTTGTTCCTAATTCTTGAAATCCTAAGTAAAATCCACCTGGCTTATATCCAACCTGTAAGCTTCCATCTTTTCTTGCCCAATATTGTGTGTTTTTTCTTCCTCTTCCTGTATTTCTTCTTATTACTTTTTTTGCTTCTCTTGTAACAAATTTTCCAACATCTTTATTTGCTGCATGAACTAGTTCTTTTAGCATATATTGAGTTCTATCTACCTGGCTAATGTATTCTACTCCATTTTTTGTTATTTTAATTGCACTAGGTACTGCCATACATATCCTCCTCATTATTTACTTGACTACTACATGTTAATTCTATTTTTTCATCATTTCTTATGTATGTTCTTGTAATTTTATATTGGATATCATGATATTTTAAATATGCTTCATTGTTATATTCAAATTTCCAAATAACAGCTGTAAAATTTGGCTTTAATCCAACTGCAGCTGCTTGATAACTTTGATTTTGTCCTATACTTTGTATTTCAGCATATCTTTTTACTTCTGTTATTTTGTTTATAACATCACCTTTAGAATTAACTTCAGTAGTATTCTGCAATAAATAAATAATTTCATCCATTTATTCTTCTTCCTCCTGTGCTACTTGTTCTGTAGTATATTCAGTAGTGCTACTCATAAAGTTCTTATTTTCTTCAAATATAATTTTATTTTCATTTGCGATATTAGGCTCTGTGTATCTATAATTTGCTCTGATATATGCAACAATGGTTTGTTTAATGTAATCATCATTTTCTTTTATTCTTGATGAATGAATGCCAGATAAAATTAATTTCTTAATTGCAGAATTTCCAAGCTCCCTTAATTCATCATCAAATTCCTCTATTGTTAAACCTACACTCTTTCTTAAATTTACGATTGGTATTATACTTATTATATCTGGATTCATTTAAATCACCTTTCTTATTTTTCTTGAAATTTTAATAATTCTTCAATTATTTCTTCTTTTTTTGCTTTAGTTAATTCGCATTTTAATTCTTCAGCTAATTCTTTTAATTGATTTACTGTCATATTTTCTAATTGTTCTTTTGTATATTTTTCTGTATTTTCTTCTACATTTTCTGTTTTATCTGTTTGCTCAGTCTTTTCTTCTTCATCTTTATTTTCATTTTCTTTCATTGTTTCGTTTTTATTTTCCTCTGCATCTGCCTCAACAAATATAATATCTATTACTCTACCAAATTTCTTTTTATTTAATTCTTTCATTCTTTTTAAATCTATATCTAATACTGTATCTTTTGGTATTATTTCTTTTGTATACATATCTTTAAAAGTTCTTTCAGCTTGATATTTAATAATCATTTGACCTTCTTTTATTTCCATTTAAATAACCTTCTTCCTATATTAAAATTTGGGGAATATTCTTATCGAATTATTCCCCTTTAAAATTAGCCTTCTTCAACTTGTGCAGCAGCTTTCTTAACTCTTACAAATCCATTTTTAGCAACAACATTTCCACCAAAGAATCCATCTCCTCTGTGTGCTATTTGTCCTTGCTTGAATTTATAATCATTTGATTCTTCTACTTCAAGATCACTAAATACTGCTAATTCATAATTACTTAATGAACCATAAGCCATACAATAGTCATCTACATTTGTAGTTGCATCACTAATTGCTTTACAAGCACTATTTATAACAAATGGTATTCCATCAATTGTTCCAGTGTTTCCATTGTTTACAATTTCATATACCTTTTTACCATCTGGATATCTAACTTTCTTAAATGCTTTTAAGTCTTTCTTATTAAGAATTAATGCAGCATCATTTTCTACATCTTCATCTCCACCATAAGTATAAACAATTTCATCTAATGTGTCTTCGTCTATTTTAGACAATTTTATATCGGTATTTGAATTAATTGCAAATTTATTTGGATTTTGGAAAATACCAACTATTTGTTTATATCCTGTTAATATTGCTTTTGATAATTTTTTCTTTAT